GACGTAATATCTGTCTAGCAATATCACGAGTAGTCTCGATTTCTAAACAAGCACTAACCATTTCGAATGGTGACCAATGTTTATGTTTAGCCAAATAACGAATAAGCTTTTCAGCTGTAGCCTCATTATTCTGATTAGATGGATTAGAAACCCTAGCTGCATATGCAATTAAATCTTGTAAGGATTTTGGTCTATTAACGCCTTCTACGTCTCTAAACCACTCATTAGCTTGACTAAAGCTTATCAGTTTTACTCTCATAATACCTCACAGTTTGAAGTCAGAGAATCTCTCATTAACTTCTGAATTATCAAATGCTGGTACATCTTGTACCAGATCTTGGTTACCAGGATCTACGTCATATAAACGCATCTTGGATCTATCTATACCTACCAAGAATCGCTTATTCTTGTTAGGATCGTTGTAACGGTTCTTTAGCTGTTTAATAGCTATTTGACCGTTCTGTTCCATTTCTTCAGTTGAGACCAACGCAAACATAAGGTCAGCTGTAGCCGGTAGACCAAAAGACTCAGAGGTATCTTCCAGCCCAGGATCGGACGAGGTGTATCCCGACCTTGTCGTTTGAGTCGCTGACACAAGCGGGACAGCAAATTCCACCGCCAGTCCTCGTAGCTCCTCAGCAATTGCTTTAATATACGCATAGCTGTTAACTGCGCCTCCCATTTTCATACGCGAAGATGCACAGATATTCAAATAATCGATGAACACGATATCTGGCTCAAAAGATTTCTTTAACTTTAGTTCGTTTAACAAAGCTCGGAAATGGTTTGAGTTGGCTGCACCGGTAGGATATTCCTTTATTATTAATTTTCCCGATGTCTTCTTTTTCAGTCTAGCAACCCGTTCTACAAACATTTGTTTAGACAGGTGTTCAATTTGATCTATCGGTATATCCAATAGATTAGCATCGATACGTTCAGCGATGCGCTCTTCGCTCATTTCCATAGTTATATATAAAACATTTTTGCCTTGACTGAGCGCATTTGCAGCGACGTGACACATAAACAACGATTTACCTACGCCTGTACCTGCAAGTGCGATATTTAGGCTTTTATTCGATAAACCTCCTTTAGTAATCTCATTTAATAGATCGATGTCGAATGGTATTTTATCTTCAGTAGTATGATAGAAATCATAACGTTCGGATACGTTCTCTAAGTAATCATGACCAACATTTGTATCAAATGTCACACCCAATGCTTGTGTTAATATATCAGGTAAAGCGTTCTTTGTTAAGGTTTTATGCTTACCATCAATGATGGATATACCTTCCATAATGGCATTGTATAGTGCTCGATCTTGACACCATTTCTCAGTCGTATCAAGTAACCATTGTTCATCTATCTTTTCAGTGCGAAAGATCTCTGGTAAGATCTCAACAGCGTGTCTATACTGTTCATCATTAAACGATTCCGCACTATCAATTTCGACTTTAAAGCTTTCTAATGTTGGAAGCTTATTATACTTGGAAACATATTTCCCAACCTCTTTAAATAGTTTTTGATATGTCCCTTCAAAGTAATCTGGTTTAACAAAGGGAAGAACCCGCCGCATGAACTCTTCGTTCACCAGCAGGTTCCTCAGGATAGTTTGTTCAATATTGATGTTCAAAGTTTACCCTCTTCGCGTAGGCGGGCGCGAATCTTAGTAGCTGAGATGTTGTGAATCTCTTCACCAAGATCGTGCTGTGTGAACGTGTAACCAACACCACGACCATAAGAGATGTCAACGATGTTTGGTACGAACATTATAACATATTCCTGTCCTTCGTTAAACCCCTCCTTCTCTAAAGCATCAACAATATTTTGAATAACTTCTTCTTTAGTAAATGGATTATCATCTTGGACTTGATCGGTGCGACCAGCACCAGCATCACCAGCAATACCATTTACATCACGAATCATAATCAGTACTTGACCAGTTTGAAGCAGAGCTGCTTTGAATAAAGCAGTATGGCCATCATGCCACGGTTGCCAACGACCTAGCATTTGCGTGGTAGGTTTCTTCCAATCAAAAGTTCTCATTTATAGTTTCCTTTAATTTTTCATGAGTTGCTCGGAGGCTTTCTTTTCTAGTGAGCTGGTCTTCATAATTAGCCAACTCGATGTATAAAAGATTTCTCCATAGCCTTTTTGGCCAATGTAGCTTATTACCTATAATAGTGGGCGTTCGATCCTTTGTAGTACAAAACCAATGTACTAGATCTTCTGCTTCTACACCGATAAGCGCTTGAATCTGTTCTCTAGATATTTGTTTATCTCTAAGATCAACATTTGTAAAATATTGGGTTTCGTAAATAGAATGACACAAGCCTGCCAGACGAACAGCTGGAGGCATGTGCCAATCTTTTAATAAACAATATGTGTTGAACAGATGATCGAAAAGAGTAACGCCACTGTGAGGAATTTTCCAAGTTTGAGCTTGGACCCACCTAACAGTTTGTGTTTCAGATAAGGGCATATTCCTGCCTCATCTGATTACAAAGTTCTTCAATCTCTTCATCAGTAAGAAATTTCTCTATAACCTTATTAATAATACCACGAGGCTCTTCAAACATTTTATTCGTATCTTCGAATCGTCCCTCTTCAATAGTATTCATCCAAATTGTATAATCAGGATTAAATTGCTCACGAGTTTTCTCAGTAGGACATACAAAGTCACAAATGACTGTACGACCATTCTTACTTTCAAATTGCGAGAAGGTCCACATACGTTCCGCTTGGCGGTTACGACCTTCTGGGGTAAAGTCCCAGTCGTTTGCCATCCGACGGACTTCGTCTGCGTTGTACCATGCGCAATTAAGATGTTTTTGTAGTCGTTCTGCCAAGTGTGTTTTACCAGCGCCAGGTAGACCGAAGATTAGGATCCTCATTATTTTTTCTCCATATTCGCTACTGCTCGATCGAGTACCGAAATTAATACGTTTGCAGCATGCTGCTGAAGATCCATATTCTCAGCTTTAAGATCTGGATCTGGACTACTTACAACTTCAAAATTGTAGTTTAGCGTTTGACCGTCATCAGCAACTTTTACAGTACCAAACTCAATTACGGTCTCTGGATAATCTCCGGTTAATAACCGAACGTGCCAATGGTCATGTATAACACCTTCTTGGTCGGTAGGTACGATGAGTTCGAAGTCTACGTTCTCTTCAAGCTTTGCGGTCTGATCCAATGTTACTTCATCAACCATGCGCTTCCTCCACTATAGCTTCCATAGGTATTTCAGACTCGTAACCAATGGAATATTGTTTCTTAATAAAATCTTTAAAATCTGTATTAGCGAAAATAGGGTCCCAGAATCCAGCATTTAACGTATCTTTCTCTCGGACTTTTGATTCACTACCTTCGGCTTGATACCAACCCATAGATGGTTTAGTTACGTGTCCACCAGCGAGAGCAACCTCAAGTAAGCCGCTGTAGGTCTGAACACCACCTTCCCAAGATACTGAAATAGGGATCTTAGATTTCTCTTTGACGTATCTTGATTTTTCGACGTTAATGACGAAATGATAGCCTTTAATCTCTTGGCCAACTTTATCTTGCTGGCGTCCAATGATCCAAATGTTATCAGCAGAGTAGTAAATGCCGGTACCACCAGATACGATCTGCTTAGGGAATAATCCCATTTCTTGGTAGGTATGATTCACCGCAATCATCGGAATATCTTTCATGGCAAGATAGGGAGTTGCCATACGGAATAAACCTTTTAATGCTTTAGCACGAGACATATCAGCAACTGATTTCTCGTTAAGCGCATCATCCAACTCTTTCTTTGAGGCAAGGTTGCCTACCGAATCGATTACAATGACCACCTTATCGCCACGCTCAAGTTGTTCTAGTTGACCAATCAGATCGAACTTAAACTCCTCCACGTTAGCAATCGGTGTATGAAGCACTCGAGTTGTATCGATACCAAATTGTTGAAAGTATGATTGCGGTGAACCAAATTCTGAGTCGTAAAATAACATTACGGCCTCAGGATACTTCTTCATATATGCTGCTGCCATAAGCAAAGCAAATGAAGTTTTAAAGTGTTTCGACGGACCGGCCAGAACTGTAAGTCCTGGCGCTAGTCCACCGTCTACAGAACCAGATAGTGCCATTAATCATA